AAGTTGCTCGGAAACGATCGAACTCACCACTAGCCATTTTGATAGCGTATTTTTCAGGATTAGATTTTGCGAACTGTTCGAGAAGCGCATCAAATTCTTGAACTGTTTTGACCGAGGTGCGCTGTGCCTCTTCTTTTACGTCAATTGTTGTTTCTTTTTTATTATCACTCATAGAAATTGTATTAATACGGGGAGTGGGTAGAAGATAGCGCGGCGTGGATCGGTGGGAAACTCGCCGACCACCCTCTACCCACTCCCCGTAAAATGTTTAAGCGAGAGTAATATCTACTGTCAGGGCAAGTTTTTGATACCAAGCCTTATGACCAACATATGCGGCTAAAGCACATTCAACGCCGGTCTTTCCTGATACTTCTTTTTCCATCCAGGTCATACGGCCACCAGGACGAGCGATGGTACTAACACCCTTAACACCAGCCAAACGATGACCCGAATTAGTGAATGCGGTCGTACCAAGCGTTGCGGTTACAAATGTTCCTGAACGTACAACATAGATTTCAACGCCCATGTATGTGTTGAGGAAACCATTATTCAACCAAGAATCAGCAAAGTTCCACCCATTAACAGCACCAGCTTGAACGATTCCGGAAACATCAGTATTTTCAACAACTACATACAAACCGTTGTAAGAATCAGCGTAACCAGTAAATCTAGCAATCAGATCAGCAAAAATCTGATTAACATTAGCCGCAGTTGTGAATCCACCAGCAGGAGTCGTATACGTTCCCATACCAACATCAAGCAAGTTGTTGAGCACGTATTTATCGATTGCTACTGCTATGGTTTGCATAGCCTCTTTGCTGCGCTTCTGTTTCAGGTCAGCCAACTGAGCAATTTTTTCGTAATCATAAATCTGCTCTGCCCAAACAAACTCTTCCGTAACGGTGAGCGTGTCGTTGGTAGAAGTTGAAGTGGCTACACTATACGTACCAGCAATAGCCTGTTGAGTTACTGTGGCCGATGAGGTGTAGGGGTTCTCAATGTATTTAATGTCAGAAGTATCTACATCACAGATTTTGTCTGCTACGAGCGCGGATTTTAGAACGCCTTCAAGAATATTCGGCATCCATTTCTTGCGCCACGAGGTTGTTCCATTAGTATTTAAAGTCATAGACTTTTATTAAGTGAATTGAGTAAAAACCCACCGATCCACTTAATAAAATGTCCCACCGCCATTTTATTTTCCTTTTATTTGAGCAATAGTTGCTTGTACTGCCATTTGCATTTCTTCATCAGACATATCATCTTGATTTTTTACTTTATTGAGGATATTTTCAGAAGAATTTGCTTTACTGCCTCGTTTAGAGGTTGCTGTACTTGCCGCAAGTGCAGACGCGCGCTCCTCAGAACGTACTTTAAGCAGTGATTGTACTGCTGGATGACGCTTTGCTTCGGCAACAGAAATTTTTTTGTATTTAGAAAATTCTATTACTTCTTCAATATCGTCATCGTGAACGTCTTGGAGAGCACGAATGTCTTTTAGATCCATACTAGGAGATTTCGTTGATTCTTTTGAGTCAATTTTTTCTCCTGTTTCGGGGTCAATGCCAGCTTTGCGCATACGCTCTTCGTAAGCTTTCTTGCTTTCAAGGTGTTTATTCTTGTCAGCGTGCAAACTAGCTTTGAATTCCTCGTTTTTGAGTTCTCGGGCTACGAGCTTATCCACCATATCCTCGTTGCCTTCGTACTCAATGCCCATTTCTGAAATAATTTCAGTTTTGAGCGTTTCTGCGTCTTTTGGCGCAAAATGTTGCTGTGTCATACGGTTGTGAGCATTTGCTCAGGTAATTGGGACATTTGTCCCAGTAAATAAATTATTTTGAACTATTTTTTGTTAATTTTTTTTGTTTTTCTTCGATTGATTCAGGCTCAGGTTGTTCTATAATGGTTTTAATCTCCTGAATACGTCCTTCGATATACGCTCCAATGTTGTGATAAGCAAGTATATTTACGAAACGCAACTCTTCTTGGTCAGATCCCTTACCTTCATCTGGTAATCTTTCAAGGATTAACAGCTCTTCAACATCGTTATTAGTTAACCGAGCAAACTGTTGATCCATGTAACGAATAAGGATATCGTTTGCTTGGATGAACAGAATACCGTGCATTGGGTTCATTTCGCGAATCTTGTATAACGACTGGTACATGCTTACTTGCTGAAAGATAGGTACATCTGGTGTGTTGTCAGGTAAGAAGATTTTTTTGAGCAATACCATCTGCTCATCAGTGAATTGTGGTAATTTCGACTCAAACTGCCAGAAATGGTTGCGTAGAGCGTAAAGGTTTTCTTCGTTGTTCTTAAACATTACCTTTAGCATTTCCATTTCTTTTTTTGAGTACCTCATTTTTTGATCTTTATCCATATATATTTATTAAGAATTATTTTGCTGTGCCATTGCCATGTCAGGCATTTGTGGTTGTTGAACTTGCTGTTGCGGCTGTTGTGGTGGTGGTTGAGAACCTTGTGATAGCTCTAATGGACTTACCACACCACTGAGATTCAATATCTTAGAAAACATCATTTTAACCGTTGGATCTTGCAGAACAGCTGGATTAGAGGCCACAACTTGGAAGATTGTGGTCAAGGTTGCCATAGCTCCCTGTACATCTTTAGCCTCTCCTGTGATATCGATATCAATGTCAAATTCCATATCATCGAACACCTCTTTCCAAGTCTTGTTTGGCACGTCTGATGGCTTGATAAATCGCTGGTTGCCCGTAAGGGTTTTAGATATTTCAGCGTTAGCCTCGGCCATGTCTGCGGCCTCAAAACCAGGGTCAAATATCTCGCCAGATAAGATTGTCTCTTTCTTCTTCTGATTCAGACGTCGAGTGACTTCGTTTGGTATGTACATTGAATCAATCTGCTTGATATTTTCCTCTTCAAGGATTGCTGAGATTTGTTCGTCGTTGTTTAATTGTTTTTTGAAAAATGGTAGTACATATCTTCGGATCATCTCAGTGATAGCCAGCCCTTTATTTTCGGTCATCAGCTCAAATAGCGAATGGCTCTCCTGCAATTGAGCTTGTACCAATCGCCAAGCTGTGCCAGACGGTGCGTTTTCTCCCTGCATTGCTTCGCTAATACCGTTGATTTGGTTAGCTACGTTCTGCCAGTCAGCTTTGAATGCTTGTAAAGCTGAAATATCAGCATTGTCTGAAAGGCGTTCTAAATGCTGGTTAATTTCATGCTTGAGAATGTCACCGTTTTCAATGCTTGAAAGCATGTTTTGACCAACGAATGAGCCATCAGACGTCTGGAAAATGATTTTAGAGGCAAGATCGAGCTGGTCTTTAATCTGTTTTTGAGAATGGTTGACCATCCACTGAGCCTCAAACAAGTTCTTCACTGCTCCACCCGCATACGTTTGTCCATCTTTTTTAATCAAGTGTATAATGAAGTACGGATCGTGTTTTTCGCGTCCTGAATACAAAGTGTATTCATCGTATTTGTCTTTGTTATCTTTTTTAGCCAAGAAACTCACAATATGAATTTGCTGAACATACGTTTCATCGTCTTTTTCATCGTTAGTAAGCAAACTCAAAGGAAGTTCACCATGCACCTCATACACAGGAATATACCCGCTCTTGTTATCTTTCTGTTCGCCAGTGATAGTTTTACGTGTTTCAACTTGGCTTAACAATTCTTTAACCTTCTCTTTGTTGTATCCTTTTTGTTTAAGAAGTTGAAATGGTGTGAACCAGAGTTTTTCAATCTTTACATTGTTCTCGAAGTCAATAGGGTCAACGATAATGTTGTTCCAGTCCATTACCTGTGCAATAAGTTCGTTTTCTCGTTCAATAAATTTGGATACCGTAGAACCATGTGACGCAAGACTTAGACCAAGATCATTAAGAAACTGTCCGAAACTTTGTTTTTTAATCCATTCTTGAAACTTAATTGTTGCAACAAACGCTTCAATCATTTCTTTATCCTTAGTCGCTCGAAGTTTAATGTTTTTACAATCAATATCAGTAGCGCGAAACCAGATATTTCGTGCTCCTACTACAATGTTAAAAAATGGTTTAGGTCGGCCTAAATAATCAGTATCACCAGAGATATGTTTAGAATTCAAATACGCCTCAGTCGTGTTAATATCTTCACGCATTGACTGAGTGACATACTTTGAGGAAGTTGTGACACCATTAGTGTCCAAATCTTCCATCTCTCTAACTAGTTGTGATATTGATTTAACCTCCATAATTACGGACGGTAAGTGGTGATGAATTGGCCATTAAATCCAGAAGGTACAGAAATTCTTAAACCACGAAAAATATTAGTATCAAACGTATAAGTTCCTGCTGCTGTAGAGGCAGGAAAAGCGACCACTGTCGTTGTAGCCGTTGAGTCAGCATCGTATACAGTGAAACCAGCAACAGGGGTTGTACTTACAATTACAATCGATTTTTTATCTTGTAGAATAATTTCTAAAATTATTTTTATTTCGTTGAAAGTTTTGTTGTTGCTGTTCGGTTAATTTCGCTAGCAACTTATTGACCCCCGTACCATTGAACCCGTAACGTATTGCGTCCATGGGGTTACTCCACTCATGGATCGTGTCGTCAGGAATAGGAACAACAGCACCAGAACGATTATCCTTAACCCACAGATAGTTTCGATACGCCTTGATTGTCTTTATACTTCGTTTGGTGATGCTAATTTTCTGGTCTTGGACAAACTGGATACCCTGATTGACACTCCCAGCGCCCTTTGTAGCCCCGATTATGTTGATTCCGTAGGTAGCTATCTCATCTATGCTCTTAGGCTCGGCGCTATCAGCCACGACGAGCGTAGTTGGTTCTGGAAGATTTAGGATTCTGTCAGCAATACTTTTGTTGCTTAATCCTTTCTCGTAGACTTGCTCATCGATAATGTACCCACCGTTGTACTCGTAGATGTCTTCGATCACTGTTGGATCTACGCTATAACCAAAGTCTAAACCTCGACGCCACAACTTAGCTTCAAAAGGTATCTCGTCGATTTCCTGCCAACCTTTATAAATTTTTCCTTCTACTTCTCCTAGCTGTCCGAGCCCGTATACTTGCCACCACACTTTGTTGTGTTTTCTGCTCTCTATGAACTGCCTGATATTGTCACTCAACGCCTCGTTATCAAGGTATGTTAAGGTGATAAAATCATGCTCCATCTTTCCTTTAATTTCAGTGTAGTACCAGAACTCAACTGATGGATTCCAATCAATCCAGATATCGCCAGAGGTACGTTGCATGAGTTGAAGAACTATTTCCCAAGGAAGATTTTGACCTTCGTTGATAAATAGATCGTCACGTCTCGGACCATGTGCTTTACCTACTTTGTCGATACTGCTGAATTGGATTATTGAATCGGTTTCAAACTTATAAAAATGTTTTGATTCATTCCACAAATCATCATTCCAATAACCTTGTTCAATCATGATTTTCTTGAAGTCGGCGATAGTTCCACCCTCAAGGTGTGGGTAGCTCTCAGACATAACATCAATCTTTCGATTGCGGTTAGACTGAGCTTTATCTATCAAAATCATCAAGATTGAAAATGTTTTACTCGCACTTGTTCCACCACAAACACACTTAATTCGTTTGTTAAGTGCTAGTAGTCTCTTCAATGCTGTTGTCACTTGGAACATGTGATTGCCCTCCTAATAATGGCTTAGGGAATAATTTTTCACCGTCTTCTCCTGT